ACGGTGGTTCAATGTATCAAGGTAAACATCGTCGTCATGATAGATCATTTATGTTGAACTATCATAGTGATACGTGGTCTTCTCAAATTAATCAATTTTTGAAGTCTTGTGCTCTTCATTATGTTCAGGAGTATTCTCAATTAAAAAATGTTGGTTTGCTATCAACTGATATTAAATTTCAACGCACACCACCAGGTGGTGGATATCATCTATGGCATTATGAAAATGGGCATGCATCACATTCTCAACGTGAAGTTACGTGGATGATTTATCTGAATGATATTGAAGATGGTGGTGAAACAGAATTTCAATATCAATTACGTAGGATTAAACCTACTACAGGTACAGTAGTTATGTTTCCTGCTGGGATGACTCATGTACATAAAGGTAATTTAGTTATGGGTCAGGAGAATAAATACATAGTAACAGGTTGGTATATCAAATCGGGGAGTTCAAATGGCTGAATACGTAAATGGTGAGTCTGTTTTGGAAGTTGATTTCCTCAATTCAGTTGTTGTGGATATTAATAATACCACTATATTAGCAGATGGTCGCAAGGTAATTTCTAGCCAGAAATTTAACAAAGATTTTATGGTTAGATTCTTGGAGAATACAGATCCTTTTTGGCATACCGAGACTGATCAACTACAAGCACTGTCATTCTTTTCTGATGGCACTTTATTTTGTCAAAGGAAAAAGCAAAAGTTTGATTTTGCAAATGATAGAAAAGTATATACTACATACACTTTCAATGGATATACTGCTGAACAGGTTTCTGATTTACAGGAGAAGGTTGTCGCTTTTCTTGATGCTAATAAAGTAGTTAAAGAGATTAAAATCAATCAGTATGTAACCAAGGTTGATGATAACATTCTATTCTTTGAGAAAACTTACCTAAAAAGATTACAAGAAAGAAATGCTATTCTGACATCAACTGATTGGCGTATTCTTCCTGATGTTGTTGATTCTTACACTGGTGAAAAAGACAGATGGATTTTATATCGTCAGACAATTAGAGCATTAGGACTCAAACCTGTTAGCGAATATGCAACTCCATTAGAATTCTTTAAAGCTTTAAGGTCTTTAAAATGGCCTATAGACCCTAAAATCTTTAGAGATTTGTATCCTGATGGTGTCAATGTTGATGGAGATGTGGTAGAATACTTGGGAACTGATACACAATGGGTAGAAAGAGATACTGATTCCTCAAGAGATTTAATTGAATCGAGACTCTCTCATATTATTGCAATGCGTCAAGATTATACTAAAGCAGAAAGGACAACAACTTCTGCTGTTAAAGAGATGATGAAACTACTGCAACTTGAGGACTTTGTTGAAGGTGGCATTGATTACACTAAAATTTATACTGAAGAGGACTTAAATGATATGGCAGAGTGATCTACTGTCTCAAGACATTGTAGAATATATTACATCACATTATAAAGATAAGAACTTTCAATGTGGTAGTATCAGTAATCCTGATTCATCTGTAAAACAGAATTTGATAATGAAGTGGACTGATCCTTATAATAGATTAAATGAAGGTGTGTGGTCTGAAATAAAGAAGAAAGATAAATTCACTACATTATATTCAATCAAGCAAATGTCCCAGTTATACTTTCTATGGTATAAACCGGGACATTTTTATAATTGGCATATGGATTCTCATCCTTGTGGTGGTGTAAATGCTGATATGAGTATGACTATCTTCTTGAATGATGACTACGAAGGTGGTGAATTAGTAATCAAGGTAGGTAATGTAGAGACATCACATAAACCAAAGGCAGGAACTGTTGTCATATACAATACTGGAATGATGCATAAGATTAATCCTGTTACCAAAGGAGATAGGAAAGTAATTGTTGGATGGTTAGAATCTGATATACAAGATAGTTTTATGCGTTCTCATCTTATAGACTACTCTCATCTGATGCATAGTATGCCTTCTGATAGTCCATACTTGGTAGAATTAGAACAAATGAGATTAAATTTGATTAGACAATATGAAACCCGTTAATGATTTGTTGAGTGATAATCTGACGACATATGATAATATGTTTGATGATGATTCATTTGCCAAGATTATCACTACATTACAAGAACCTAAATGGGAGTATGGACACACTTCATATCATCATACTGACCCTAACTATGCTTTATGCAGTAAGTTTTGGAAGAGAGACTTGAGTGATGATCTATTCTTCACTGATTATCTTCTAAATAAGATACAGGAAAAGACGCAACAGTCTTTTACTCTTGAACATGTTTATGCCAACGGTCATACTTATGGTTTAGATGGCATCTTTCATCAAGATCATTATGATGAACAGGGAAGAACATTTCTATTATATGCAAATGCACAATGGGCAAATGAATGGGGTGGTGGAACACAGTTTTACACTGATGACACCGAACTTCGTACCGTGATGTTTCAACCAAATAGAGGAATGTTATTTCCTGGTGTTGTATATCATTCCGCAGCACCAACCACACGTTTATTCAATGATCTTCGTATTACTGTAGCTTGGAAACTAACAAAGAATGAATAACACCGAATATCAAATTTATGATCTGCAGACATTTATTGGCAGATATGCTGCATTAGCAGGCAAACCACTAATTTACTTCCGTGTCTATGGGTGGAACAACAGCACTGATGTAGCTGCTATTAATTCATCTATTGCTTTGTATGAGAGCATGCTACCTGTAGATTTTACTACTCTTTTTAAGGACACAGAGTATTTGATTGTGGAGATGGAATCTATCACAGAAGCAGAAAAGTTCCTCACTGATAACTTCCCTACATCTCAAGAGGGTGTACCCAAAGAGCGTTATATCTTCTATGCATTATATAATGATCAAGGTCAAGTTATTATGGATAACGAATGATATTCTCTGATAACTATCAAGTACACGAAAGATATAGTTTAACTAGCGGTGATCGTTTAGATGATTACTCTATAATGCCGTGGTCATTCACACCATTAGTTGATAGTCAGTATAAACCTATCATTGCGGTGGGTGTGAAAAATGCCCTTAATAGAATATTTCAATACGAATATCCTTTTTCAGAGGTACAACCACCTCATGATGAGGATAAACATCTTGGGGCATATTCTATTGATGATCAGATAACATCATACACGAGTATGGTTATGCTGAAATACACTATATTGTCACAATTTTGGAAAGATTTTAAAATTAAGACAGCATCTTCAGAAGAGAGTGAACTGTATGCCAGAATGGATGCAGTTATTATGGATGAATATAGACCTAATACTGCATTTGTAGGTGCTGATCATAATGTATATGGAGACATTACAGGATTAAGAATCCAAAGCAAGAATTATGATGTGTCGTCATATAACAATCCATTATTATCAAAACTGGTTAACTATTCTTATATTGTACCAAACTACGTATCAGGAGTGTTGACGTTCAGATCAAACGAAGAGGTATCTGTGTACTCCGGATTCTCTTATCCAACATATATCACAGAGGTTACTAAAGAAGAGTTTCATAGAGACCCAACTTCTATTGCTAACCCACTCAATAAGAGGAGATGGTCAAATAGAGAATTCTCTGGTAGACATATTACTGGTTATAAAAAGTGGGATCTTCTTACTGATGACCAGATTGCTGTCATTGACTCATTAGAACCAGTATATGATGATACCAAAGAACTGAACTTACAGGTGGAACATATATTCAAGGGCACCGAACTGGTTGATGTTATTTTGCACGTAGTGAAGTACTCTAACTTTGTTAAACTTGATGAAACTACTACTTGGATCTTACGATTTGATGAGGATGGCAATAGATTGAATTGAGACAGTCAGCGAACTGTCACAGCACCCTTGACGGGGTGCTTTTTTTGTGTCATACTGTATTCATATCAGACATACAGCATGCAACTCCGTCCCCATCAGACCCGCGCTCTCGCTGCTATGCAGCGTAACAAGTTCGGGCAGATCATTGTCCCCACTGGCGGTGGTAAGACCATGATCATGATCAAAGACCTTGCGGAACGCTTTGCTAATGCAGAGCGTCCTATGACTATTGCTGTTGTTGCTCCGCGTATTCTCCTCGCTACACAACTGTGTGAGGAGTTTTTTGCTGATGCTGGTATCAATCGCCCTGATGTAGTTCCTGCTCACATTCATAGTGGCGAGACAGTACACTTTCATACTACCAAGGTAGATCGTATCGGTCTCTTTGATGATATGTGTGCTGCTATGCAAGCACATCGTATCTTCTTCACCACATACAACTCCTTGCGTCGTCTCAATGAGGCAGGTATTGAGTTTGATGTAGCATACTTTGATGAAGCACACAATGCTACCAAGAAGAACTTCTTTCAGGAAGTAGGTAACTGCAACGCCAAGCGTTATTACTATTTCACTGCAACACCAAAGCATACACGTTCTCCATATGCTAATGGTATGAACAACTATGTGGTGTTCGGTGACATCATTGAACAGTGTCCTGCTCCTGAACTGATTCAGAATGGTTCTATTCTTCCTCCTACTGTTGATGCATATGAGGTTGACTTCGAGCGTCAGAAGGGTGTACAAGCGTGTGAGGGCGATCGTGAGACCCTGGTGGGTATACTTGATAAACTGAACGATACAACAGCACACAAGATCCTTGTGGCAGCACCTAACAGTCGTATCATGTATAATCTTCTCACCAAGACTGATATCATCGATCAGTGTAAGGATCGTGGGTTTGAAGTGATGCATATCACCAGCAAGTATGGTGCTTATGTCAATACACTCAAGGTCAATCGTGAGCAGTTCTTTCACCAGTTTGATCAGTGGGGTCGTGACCCTAACAAGAAGTTCATCATCTTCCACTATTCTATTCTGTCTGAAGGTATCAACGTTCACGGTCTCACCCAGACTATCTTCCTTCGCAATCTGAATGTGATTGAGATGGCGCAGACTATTGGTCGTGTCATCCGTGTTAATCGTGATGATGCTGCTGATATGGAAACCGGCAAACTTACTCCTGGTGCGTGTCAGATGTATCGTAAGACTACAGGATTCGTAACTGTACCTGTGTTCAAAAATTACGGTGTAAATACTATTAAGCGGTTGCAGAATTTGGTGGATACTATTTTCGTCAAAGGATTGCCTGCTATTCACGTTACTGATTGATATAATGTATGAATCACTAAATTGTTTTGAGGAAGCACTCAAGCACTTCGGAACAAGAGTAGAGATGATCACTGCCATGGAGATGGCAAAGAAGATATCACCTGAAGATGCCTATCAGCTGATTAAGGATGAACTCAAAGCAGTTAAACTATGTCGTAAACAATTCAAAAAGGATAGTTGAATCATGTCACAACCACGTCAACGCGACCCACAAGATCCACTCTATGATCCTAATGATAAGTGGAATGAATACAAGGTAGACTTTCACGCTAATGAATCACATTCACCTGATGAGTGGGATCCAAAGACAGAAGGTAAGATTGCTGATCCACAGTCAAGACACCAAGATAAGGTGTTAGATAAGTTCTGTGATGATCACCCTGGTTCCCCTATGTGTAAGGTATTCGATGAGTAAAGAACAAAAGCGAATAGATGCTCTTGGATTATTCTACGAGAGTGTACTCAAAGCAGATCACAAACTACGTGACTGTGCTCACAATCAGGAATGTTATCATGAACTGATGGAGTGGAGAGAGGAAGTGTTAGAATATTTAAATGTTCGACGCAAGGAAGAGTTTAATCATCGACATGCACCAACATCAAATCAATGGAGAGCAAGTGACTGAAGAAGTAACAGAAGTTATTGTACCTAAAGGTGCAGAACTCATCGATGAATGTTTCTATGTCTGGGAAACTAGGTATGGATTGTATTCCACGATGACAAAGGAAGGTCGTCAGATGATGACTGGTGCTACTAAAGATGGTGTCACTGTTATGACACGCTGGCATCTTAAGTGTGAGCAAGAGGGTACATTACATTTGTATACGAGAGTGGTCGGAAGTGCCATCGTCAGTGGTAAACTGTAGAGTATGTGAGCACATGTGATATGAACATCTTTGTCACCAATGAATATCCAGCCGAGAGTGCCGTATGTCTGCCTGATAAGCACATCGTCAAGATGCCTTTAGAATGCTGTCAAATGCTTGCTATCGTAGCATCAGACAAGTGGGGGCAGGGTTATGGTACTCTACCCAAGGCAGATGGCACACCATACAAAACAGAGAAGGGAGCATTCAGGAATCATCCTTGTACTATATGGGCAAGAGAAACTATCGACAATGCTTGGTGGTTGATCAAGCACGGTATGAATCTATGTGATGAGTACACATTACGATACGATAAGCAACATTCGTGTTATAATACCCTAGTTCATGCATATTATCTCTTTCCGAAGGGCAGTGTGAATAGTGTCACTCCATTCGTCAGAGCAATGCCTGACGAGTTCAAGTTTGACGATAGTATAGATACATTTACAGCATATAAAATGTATATTGCATCTAAACCGTGGGTAAAAGATAACTACCTTCGTATGCCACAACGCAAACCACACTGGATCTAACATGAAAGATGCTATTACAGACTTCTGGACTACTCCTGATAAACAAAGATACATTGTTCCTGTCGATGATGAGGGTGTGCTTACATTTCCCGATGATCTTATGGATGAATTAGATTGGCACCCAGGGGATACTCTCATATGGATAGATAACAAAGATGGATCATTTACACTAAAGAAAGAAAACTAATGGCACTATCAAAATCAGTCAACGACTCACTAGAGGATGCAGAAGCAAGTCTACGCAATGCATTAGCATATGCTGCGAGACAAGAGAAACCATTCATTTGCAGCGGTATTGCTGACCTTATGGGTAAGATTGAGGCAATGAAGACTATGGATAGTTTATTTGACAAGCTGGAGAGTAGAGAACAAGGAGATAGTGGTACATGGGGACCACTTATTGATTAAATAGTAAATAAAGAATCTAATGGGACTAACCAAACGTCAAGCAGTATGGATCTGTCGCCGGATGATGAAGATCTGGCATAAAGATATGCGCGGAGATATGTTAGCAAAACAGGAATACTGGGAGTATTTCCTTGACATTATGGCAGATTCAGGGTATATTGATCGTAATGACCGCGAAACCTGGACATGCCCATTCAAGTAACACTGACGAATAGCGAGTTGTTTATCCTAACTTGCGCGTTGCAACATCTCTCGCGCACATCAGAAATGAAACTTGCGGAAGAATACGGTGCGATTGCACCACTATACAACAAATTAGTATCAGCACAGGAAAATGGGACAGTTGATGATCTGTCCACTCCACGACACGGGGGCGATATGGATGCGCTATGATTACAAAGTAATCGAGAGATGCACCAATGACCACCAAGTTCAAGATCACTATCACCTCTGATAGCGGTAAATTCGTACAAGAGCACATCGTGTCGCGCAACGTAGCAGATACAATGTGCTCATACATCAACAACAATGGTACATTTAACAATGTCAAAACAGTCACCGTTGAACAAAATGTTTGAAGATGCTGACAATGAGGATAGTTTAGATGCTGCATTTGTTGCAGCAATTGAAGAACGTGCTAAACTACTGGAGGTTACCGTAGATTATTATATGGAAGAGTTCATGTAATACTACATAAACACGTAGACCTTACTTTTCTACTATGACAGACATAGAAACCTCAATGGTTGAAGAGATGAAATCACTCATCAAGGATCAAGCAATCAAGATCAATGATCAATGTGCTCACATTATGGAACTACAACAACAAATGAATGATATGCACGATAGATACTATGACTGCTGATATTATACATGACCTGGAATCACATTTAGATAGTGGTCATGTATGGAAAGTTGAACTCGAACAACAATGGCAAGATGATCAAGCAGAACCACCTAATGGTGTGTTCAATGTTGAAACATATCTCGTCGCACCTGATAGAGAACTAGCACAGTACATTGCTCACAAATTGTACCCTGACACTGACTTCCTCATCATTCATGATCAACCAATCACAAGACAAAGTTACACCAAACGATGAACCAATGTTACCTGTAGGCACCCAAGTAGAATATGATGGGGTGTTAGGATTTGTAAAATTTGTAGATCCAATGGGTGAATGTATGACTATTTGCACCAAGGTATTTCCCGATGAACCAGTAAGAAATGTATGCCGGGTGATATACAAGCACCAATTTGACGATGTAAAACTTGTAATTGGAAACAACACACACAACTGATTTATTATGAACGAAATTAACTTTGACAACTGGGCTGACGATCCCGCAATCCGTGATGCTATCCTACGAGAGGCATCGCAGGAGATCCTATGGGACAGTGAGGAAACTGTACCACCAGAACTAGACGACTTCTGACCATAGACTATACTGATGCTATCAACACCAGAACAAATGCTGATCGACACTCAACTGCTCTCCGTCATCGAGTCCCTTCAGGATGCCCTGCAAGTGGGTGAGAATGCTACTGACCTGGATTCCCCTGTAAACTCTGATGGAGACGATCTGAAGGACTTTCTAGACGACTCTCCTGCTCCTTCGTATGCATATGCATATGGTTGGACTGCTGCTAGCATCAAATCTGCGGTATTTTCACTCGAAACTATTCGTACTCAATTGACTAATGCGACTTGATAGTAAAGCAAGAGTGTTAGGTAGTGTTGGTGTCATCACTGCCTATTTTTGTGTCTTGCACGTTAATGTATTACTTGGGGTGGTCATTAACCTCA